ATTAAAAAAAATTAAATAACATAACTTGTAGTGTGTGCCAGAATCGAACTGGCAAAAGCTAACGGTGTCGACTCCATAAGCTTTTAGGTGTCTTCCTCATTCTTACATATCGCGCTATTCTGTAAGTTGGTACTAATCCTCCTCCCCTCCCATAGGGGTAACACACCGCCCAATCTGGGCTTTATTTATACCTCTTTATGAGGCATTGTTTTACTCTTCAAGAAGGATTTATTTTATTCTTAAACTGGTACGTCGTTAACGATATTTGCCAATGTCATATTATACACTTGAAAAATACAATGGTACGTCGTTAACGATATTTGCCAACGTCATATTATACATTTGAAAAATACAATTAGCTTCTGTTCCACTATCTTGTAACAATGGGTATGTGTCACCGTCTCCCATTCTCCACCAATGATTAGGCTTGTCAGTTAATGTAGATAAATCAAATGGCGAACCACTATTGTATATATCAAAAACATTACTACTTTGGTCACTGTCCCATGTAGCCAACTCATCTATTTTACAAGAATTACACATATAATTACCAGTATTATATCTACCTACTCTAAGATTTTGACCACTTAACGATGTAGAATTTCCGTAATTTATATTGAAGTTTAAAGTTGTTTGTTGATTTCCATCAATATAAATTTTAAATCTTGAATAGTAATCATTAACGCTTCCACTACTTGAGCCAGTAGTTCCTCCATCGTATGTAATTATTACATGACACCAACTATTTTGAGGCACACTCGATAAAGGGGTGATTAAATTTAGGTAGTTAAAATTAGAACCATACTTAAAATTAATATTCCTACCGTTGCTAACTCCACCTTGATAGGTTATCTTTATGTGATTTCCATTGCTTACATCATTAGCTCCAAAATAAAAAATTGTTTGATTATTATTAACACTTGTTCCTGCCTTAAACCAAAAAGCTATACTCCAAGCGTCACCACTACCACTACCATTACCACTTCTTCCTAGAGTGCTATCTAATAGAGCAGCGTTAGCGCCTAAGTAATCTTGGTTATTAAACTGAACGCTTTTAGTGTTAGCAAATGTAGGAGCTGCAACATTTAATACTATAGTTCTTGAATCTTCGCCATTATAATTTATAGCTTTAACAGGTATGTTATAAGAACCAACACCTAAGCTAGAGCCGCCTATTATTTTTCTAACATTACCGTTAACAGTAGTTATTCCAGATACCTGTGATAAATTCCACTCATAACCAACACCATAGTCAGCTGTAAGCTCATAATTTATAATTGATCCTTGTACATTATTTATAACTAAAGGGCTAGTAATTGTTGGAATTTCTCCTGTTGGAGTTCCTGCATCTTGAAATACACTATTTAACTCATTTATTACATCAATATTAGTACCTTCATGACCATTGTTGATAGATATCTGCTCATATGTTACCCCATCTCTATTTATAAAATCACTGTGAGATATATCTGAAACTAAATCAATCTGCTTGGCTAAATCTGAAATATCTATCTTAGAACCATCTACACTTGGCTTAGCTTGTAAACTATTCATAAATTGAACGCCATTAGCATTTTCAAAAAAAATGGCATTTGCACTTAAATCTTTATATATTCTTATATTACTCATATCTAATTATTTGAATCGCACTACCTGCATTAATTAATGTTCCTGAAGTGGAAAGGTTAACTTCTAGCTTTATTGGATTATCTTTAGTGTTGTCATCTCCCATATAAATTAAATCTGTAACCAAACTTTCCCTATAAGGAATACCTGATCCTGAATCTAATCTGGATATAGTTTTTTCCAAAGTGTATGCATCTGCACCAGATCCTAAACTATATCTAAATCTTAATAAAGCATTATTTGTACTCGGAGTTACTGAATAATCATTTCTAATAAGTATTGAATCTCCTTTATTTAGTTGTGTAGCATCTATGTGTCCAGTTAAAGGATTCATTAATCTTGTTACTCCTACTGGTAAATAATCTTCATTAGTAGAAACCCCTAAACCATCGTTGGGTATTTCTATCCACTGATCTTCTAACAAAACAACTGGGTTTATAGTTGTTGATGCATCATTATAATCTACAAAGCCATTTTGAATACCGTTTTTTGATATATCTATTATTGCTGATAGTCCTGTATTGCTAATTAGAAACAATCTAAGGCTATCAATTGTGTATGCTGAACCTTTGTCATCACTCCAATTAGTAACATCGCTAAAAGCTATTGAAAAACTGTCTCCTCTTTCTGTTTCAACTATTGTGAAAGATTCGGTACTTTCACTAAACCTAGAGCCTAGGGTAAATCTTTTTGGAGATCCACCCAGACCTAGATTGATTTCAATATAGTTTCCATTTTTAAATATCTTTTTCATTTATTTATTTTTTAATTGTTATACAAAACCTTTTCTTTTTCTTACTTTTTTTCTAACTGCTTTAGCTCCCTTTCTAGGAGTTTTTGAATTTATAGCATACCTCATGGCAGCTAAAACATCTGGCTCGTGTGGCAGTTTTCCGTTTTCGTCTCTACTCCATGTCATATAGTCCTTATATATATCATCTAACCCATCAGTTATTAGAACTATTTCTTTACTTTGAACTTTCTTCAATTCTGCTTCTACTCTACCCTTTTGACACTTTGTTATTTGAGTATATCCAAGTTTCCTAATCTCCTTTATAAGTAAAGGAACGGCACTGTCTGCAAATATTTTAGCATTTTGTGGAATTCCTCTAGAAGACATTTCATTTACTATATTATTTAAGTCCATATTAGGTTTACTAAAAATTTGCTTTACATAATATACATCTTCAAAAAATTTAACCTCTACTAAAGCTGTTTTATCTTTTCCACCATATCCAAAATCAAGACCATACCAAGTGTCACAATCTTGTTTAAAGTGTGTATATATTTG